ACAGAACAACCTCTAGGTACAATAATACCACCTTCGACTGAGTTATATTTGTAGAGAACATTGTTAGGAGAAGTTAAGTCTAGGTTTGAGTTTGCATCAATAGGTGCAACGTTTGTATATAAAACATCGCCTGGTCTATTGTCTACAACATACTCAGCAGGGTAGAGCATGATACTAAAAGCATCAAACTCGTCATTACTTAAACCAACTCTATATGAAAATCTTGCTACTTCTAAAAATGCCCTCTGTAAACTTTTAAACGGACGCAATGCAGAGTTACCCCTGTTGTCAATCGCATCAGATGCATCGAAATCGTCTGGGTTGACATATATGATACGTCCAGTTCTGGACGTAATAATATTCTTGAGTCTCGTTAGTGACATTTAACTATCGCCTTTTAGTTATTTATTGAGTGAGGTTAACCCGATGCAGAGCTAGATGCTGCTGCTGCTGAGTATGTTCTTGTTGTGAATCCAGTAGATGAATCTTCAAATCCAATCAAGACGAAATTTGCTTCTGCTGCTGCACATTCAACAATCAATCTCTCGCCAGGACCGATTACCAATGATTTAATTTCTTCTGCACTATCTGCAGCAAGTGTATTATCTTTACGAAGATACTCTTGTGTTTCTACAGCAGTTGTGGCAACGTCAATGCTACTTACAGTCACTGCAGTTCTTGCTGCACCTGCTAATTTAGGATTATCTTGGAATGTACTACTGGTTGTGAAATCAGCAGATCCAGTTCCTTTGACCACATATGCAGTTGTACCAGAATAACTACGGATGTATCCATATGCTCCTGCAGTTTGAGCAGTAATAGTATATGTCACACCATTGAATAAGAAACTATCTGTGGAGTTTGTCCATGTACCATCAATATCATAAACATATATCTCAGAATATTGGAAAGCATCTGAAGTTGTTAAGTATCTATCAGAACCACCAAATGCTGAGTTTGCTGCAGTACCAGTAGTTCCCTCATAGACATATAAACTACCACTCAGGTTCGTATCTTGTGTAAAATCATATTGAATATATGCACCACTAGAACCTGGAGTTCCGTTAGTTGTCTTACCTGTAGTATATTCAGTACCATCATCAGAGTTCCCTGCTGTACCATCAGGTCCCCATTCTCCGTTAACAGTTGTAGATAAACTAAAGTCAAGACCAGATAATGATGAATCTGCTACATTAAAACGATATACCCTATCAATGAATACTGTTAGTACAGTTCCTAAGTATAGATCTTCTGTTCCACCTGACTCTGTAAATGTAAACTCGTCTACTGCAGCACCGATACCACCAGTAGATATAGTACCAGTTGCAGATCCAGATGATGATACACTATCACCTGCAGCAAATTCTGCTCCAGATCCGTTGATAGTAGAAGGTCCGATATAAACTGTATATGTTCCTGATCCCTCAGTTGCTGCATATATCGTTGCAGTTGTATTGTTAGGTGCTGTTCCTGTGCTGAATGTCTCTCCTACAGCAAATGTACCCGAAGTGGATTCTAATGTTAAGGCACGAATTGCTTTGACTTTGACAACAATCTCAGTAAAAGCAGGTAAATAAAATGATTCAAATTTAAGTGATGCTTCTCCCGAAGTAGATGTGAGAGATGTACCTGCTGTTAATCCTGCTGTAGCAGGGAGTGGTGTATTTAACGTCATTCTATAACCTGTCACTACATCACCTGTATGCAGTTTATAGTTAGATGCACCTAAAGTCATCTTTTGATCATAATTTTTTAGAGCAACATCATACGTAGTTCCTGATCCACCTTGCTCGTTTACAGTTAGAACTGTACTTGCAGATGCATCAATAGGTGCTGAATACAATAACGTATTCGTAGCAGCACTAGGTTTTGATTTTGCTAAAATTCCTTGTTTAGCCATTTATTAGAATCCAGAATAAAAGAATTGTTGTTGTCTGGTCAAACCAGTTAAGTTGTTAGCACCGATACCTGCACCGAATGTAACATCATCAAGTGTAACGTTTTCTGTAGATAACAGAGTAGCGTTAGCATCAGGGAACTTAATAACACGAGGACCTGTAATACCCTCTGCTGATAAAGTTATCTGACCGTCTGTATTATTTGGAAATTTAATCGCAGGTGAATACAGAGATTTGTTGTAAATATCTTGCGTAGCAAGTTCAGATACTATTGTGTTCGTAGCACCTGAGTTATTTAGTAAATTGGTAGGTGGGAACTGGAAAGATTCGTTAGATTGTGTGTTTTGATTTGCAATATTAAATGTTATCTTTTTAGTGTTATCTGTTGGATCTGCTAGTATAGCAGTCAACAGTGTTTTACCAGATAAAATTTGTGTTGCTGTAGTACCGACCAATTCAATGTTTTGGTCTGGCATTGTGATTGTTCTGTTAGCAGTTAAAGCAGTAGTGTTAAACTGTGCCCAACTTGTTGCTTCTTCTGCGTCTTTCGCTAATTTTAAATTAACGAGAGTCTTATTCAAAGATGTCTGCTCTGCCTTTGTATCTAACAATGTAGATGCAGTTGCAGTAGGTTCAGCAGTTGTAGTCACTGTACCTGCGTCAGGTAAGAAATATGAACGTCTTGCACCTGATGTTATCGCCCAGTTAAGTTGAAATATTGCTTCGTCTGCAGCATCGGTAATAACTAGGTTATCTTCATCAATAAGAATAGTTTTATTAGTTAATGTCTGCTGTGTATCAGAACCAACTAAAGTTGTACCATTACCAGATGTAATAGCAGGTAATGTCATGATTCTAGTATTAGTACCAGTACCAACATTACTTACTTCAAATCTTGCTTTAGGTCCTTGTGCATCTTCTAATATAAAAGATCCATCACTTATAAGGAATTGTCCTGTGACTTTTACAGCACCAGTACCTTTAGGTGCAAAAACAAGGTCAGCATTTGCTGCAACATCATCAACAGCAGTGACATATAATGATGAACTACTTGCTGTATTAACAATACGAGACATGTACAAACCACCATCACCAAACGCTATTCCCACTTGGTCATAAGCATTTTGATATATGCCACTATCTCTATCCAAATCGAAACATAGACCAGGTGCATCTTTTGTACCCTGTGCTAGACCTTTGAATAGTTGATTTACCTTTGCTTTTCTGTTAGGAATCAATGGATCAGATACCACAACAGGGAGAATTGCTTCTCCCGACAAGTTAGCATCTGAAATTGTTTCTAACTGTGATATCTTTTTAGTTGCCACGAATAATCACACCTTTTGTTACAAGAATTATTTATAAGACATCATCGTCTTTGTTCTGAAGAAGTAGGTTGTATAATTTACCTGCTTTATCCAATTCATTACTATAATATTTTATTCTGTCTTCTACTTCTGAGAGTATGAGTTCATACTCCATTTCTGCTGTCTGTACCCTACTAGGGAATTGAATTACCTTCGCCATTGTTCCTCCGTAGTTTTGAAATGAGCATTTTTAATCGCTTTCTAGCTTGACGAAGTTTCTGAGGTTTAAGATGCCTCTTTAGTTCTTTTTTCGAGTGGTGTTGCCAGTTGGGAACTTTCATCGTTCAAAAACTTGTTACGAAACTCTTCAACTTGATCAATCACTTCCTCTGATATAGGAGGACCTGATTGAATTACTGGTGATAATAGAGCAACTGAACCATCTGGACTTTTAATTCTCCAAACTGTTCTGTTTCTCTCTGTTAATGACAATAGAAAAGGTAAGTTTTTAATCGCCTCTTCTGCTGTAATATCTTGAATGTCTGTCATGCTGTTGCGAAACAATAGGTAACCATATCAGAATCTATAAAAGGATCATTACTAATCCTATTAATGGTTTCAGCGAAACCCTCAGATCCTTCTTCATCAAATTTGAATTTAACTGTCTGTTCATATCCCTCATCATCCATTAACTTAACGGAACGTTTTGAGAAATTTATGAAGATGTGTGCCAAATATGGTTCAAGTTCTGAGTTCATGATGTAGTTTTTGATTACCTTCAGTATAATGTATTTAGTTTCATTCGTCAAGTGCTTTTAGACACTTGATATAGTGGCACTCCCTCTCTTGATAGTATATGAATCTGGTATGATCTGTTTATATGATGCCTTGGTGTTAGTTAGAGAAACATAGTAGTCAGATGCCTTAGTTGGTTTCATCATGATTTCTACACCACCGTTTACTACAGTTCTCTTACCAACGAGTTGCTTATTACTTGTTGGCTTCTCTGTATTAATAAGTTCTAATATGTGTGGAGTGACTATTTGAATAGAACTCTCTGCGTTAAAGGTCAATTCCAATCCACTATTTGATTGTTGTTGATATGAGTTTTCATATTGAATACCAGTTATCTTAGATACAGTTGAGTTTAATCTAAACTCAGAACTATGCATCTCTAATGCTGCACCTACAATATTCATATCAACGTCAGACCCAAACTTAATTGCATGTTTCTGAGTTGTGCTTGTAGATGAATCATATCCCTCTGCACTTAAGAAGAATCCTCCACCTACTTCTAAATGACAGTTTCCAGTTATCTTTAAATGATAATCACCATCAATAGTCCGTGCGTATGTACCATTAACTAATTTACAATCATCACCATGAACTTCTTGTGTCAATACACCTGCCCATGAAATATGATCTGCGACTATTGATCCACTATCTCCTTTACTATTTGTCTGTGATAATCTATACTTTTCAACTGCTGCTGCGAGTTCTGCTTCAGTAGCATCAGGATTATCTTTTCTATATTGATCTCTTGCTTTCTTCTCTGCGTAATGTGAGTTGTTGTATAATAAAGATGTATGAGTTGTACCATTTACTTTCTTTTGCACCTCACCCTGACGACCAGGTGTGCCAAGATATAATTCATATGAACCATTGATATGATTCTTTGCAGAAGTTAGATATGGATCTGCATCATCATATATCTGACTGAATGTATTTTCTGTCTTTACTTTATCTGTAATACCTACCAAAGGATACCAACCTAAAGACTTACTGGTATTGATGGGTCTACCTGATATCTTACTATCAAAATCATTAATGAGTTGTATGATACTTGTAATATTAACAACATCATATCTAACTGCATCCTGCAAATAAAATATACCTGTTGACTGTTCCCATGCAGTAATTATAGTAGTTGCTTCTCCTATACCATTTACTGTTGTTGTAATAGATTTTGTTAGATCACCAATATCTTTGACAATTTTAGCAACATCTGTAATTATATTAGATGTAATAGTATCTACAGTATTAACAACAAATGTAGATTTATCTACGCAATTAGAAAGATATTGATCAAGTACGTCAGTGACTGTCTTTAATGGTGTAGCAGTATATGTTGCAATGGAAGCATCTAATGCAACTGCTGAAGTTAATACCTTTGTAATTGCTGTTTGTATTGCTGTTATAATGTTGTATGGAACTCCTGTAGATAAGAGCAACATATTAGTTAGTTTAAGATCTTCCGCTAAACTAATTAATGCTTGACGCATAGCAGATATTACCTGAGCAAATAGAGAACCCAAGTAATTATTAATATTGACTGTTAGTTCTGTCTTAGTAATTAACTTACCACTTATTAGATCAAGATACTCACCACCCTCTGCCTTGACTAGAGTAGCAGCAGTATTAGCAAGATCTTCTATAAGATATGATAGTTTATATTCTAATGTTTTCCAAGGACCACCAACACCATTCGCTGCAGGTATTGGTTGTGTAGGGTCTAATGGTTTGATTGGGTTAGC